AGTACCTGGTACTTGCAGATAAAATTGGTATGGGTATCCACTCAAGAATATCAAAATCTAAAAAAGAAGAATATCCTTATTACAACACTCTCGTGATTTTAAATCAACCTTGGGTGTTACTTCCTGACAATCCGTTTGGACAACCTGAGATCAAGGCTAAAGGTGGTGAGGCAGTATGGTTGGCATCGTCATTAGTGTTCTTATTTGGTAACCAAAAGAAAGCGGGAATTAGTCATATTGACGCAACTAAAAATGGTAGAAAAGTATCATTTGCAATCAGAACAAAAATTTCTATATTGAAGAACCACGTAAATGGTATTGGATATAAAGATGGTAAAATTATTGCGGTACCACAAGGATATATTTTGGACACTAAAGAAGCTTTAGATAAGTATAAAAAAGAATATTCTGATTATTGGGAAACAAAATTGGGTGGATCAAACTATTCATTAGACGAATCTACCGAAGAAGAAGAATTTGAGGATTAATATATTGTAGAACGAGTTAATCGTATTAAAATGAACAAAACATTAGTTGTTGATGGTAACAACTTACTTAAAATAGGATTTCATGGTGTCAAAGATTTCTACAACAACGGAGAACACGTTGGTGGAACTTGGCACTTTTTGAACACTTTAAGACGTTTCTTGGAGGAAACGAACTTTAATAAGGTGGTTGTGTTTTGGGATAGTGATACAAACTCGTCCCAACGAAAAAAATTATATCCCAAATATAAAATGAATCGTAAATCTTACGAAAGTGAGGAAAAAACTGATTCATTTAACAAACAAAAAACAAGAGTTAAACAATATCTTGAGGAGATGTTTGTAAGACAATTAGAGGTTGAAAATTCCGAAGCGGATGATCTTATTGCCTACTATTGTCAAATATCATTAGACGAGGAGAAAACAATATTCTCGGCGGATAAAGACCTTACTCAATTGATATCAGAAAAAGTAACAATCTACTCCCCCAATCTTAAGAAATATTATAAGATGGGGAGTAAGATTAAATTTGATCACATTGAGGTTCCACACTATAATGTAAAAACATTTAAGATCATTGCTGGCGATACATCAGATAATATTGATGGTATTAGTTTATTGGGTGAAAAAACTTTAGTTAAATTATTTCCTGAGATACTTGATTCACAAGTTTCATTTACGGATATTTTAACAAGAGGTAAAAAGTTATTGGAAGAACAAAGTAAAAGTGTTGTTTTAAATAACCTAATAAACGGAAAAACCAAAGAAGGTATTTTTGGAGATAAATTCTATCAAACAAATCAAATATTGGTTGACCTGTCTGAACCCCTTATAAATGAAGAAGGGAAAGAATTGGTACAACAATATTATTCAGAAAGTTTAGATCCTGACGGAAGAGGACATAGAAACTTAATAAAGATGATGATGGAAGATGGATTCTTTAAATATCTACCAAAAGGTGATGATGCATGGGTCGGGTTTATTAAACCATTTTTAAAATTAACAAGAAAAGAAAAAACAAATTACAGAAACAAAAAAACAAACTTATGAAAGAACAAGAATTTACAAAAGTAGAGTTCCTATTAAAGTGTAACGAAAATATCGTTGTACAAAGATTTTTCAATGTTAGAGGGTTTAACCCAAAATCAAAAAATTCGTTTAACGTATACGACTACATTACTGATTTATGTGGGAATTTACAAAACGATTTGAAGATGCGTTCTGTTGTCTATATGTTGGACAATCAGTATGAAATTCAGGATAATCCTGAGGTCCTAAACACATCATATACAGATGGTGATGAGAATTTTAATCTAATAATTAAGGTTGGGGACATGACAATTTGTCATAGAGTGTTTGATGCAAAAGTGTACCCACCAAAGGTAAGATACACCGTAGACCTACGCCCACGACTAAAAGGTATATTAGCTGACCTAACTGACATTTTTTCAGGTAAAAATTTTAATACCGAGTATGCTGGATTTAGTTTAGTTTAATAGTATTTATCTTTACAAGGAGAAAAAACAACTATGGCGACAAACAAAAATTTTGAATATTTAGGAAATAATTTTCAGATTCAATTACTGAATCAAATTATTTTAGACAAGGATTTTTCACATTCAATTATTGATGTGATTGAACCAATTTATTTTGAAAACAAGTATTTCAAAATAATCATTCAAATGGTTAAAGAGTATTATAAAAAGTACAATCATACTCCATCATTTGATACATTAGAACAAGTAGCAAAATCGGAATTACAACAAGAAATTGCATCCAAGATTGTATTAGACATGATTGGTAAAATCAAGGATGCACCTATTGACGGAGGGGATTTTGTTCAAGAGAAGGCTCTTAAGTTCTGTAAACAAGAAGAGGTCATCAAAGTAATGAGTAAGGCCCAAAAGATCATTGATGGTGGAGAGTTTGAAAACTATGACGCTATTGAAGGAATGTTCAGAGAGGCACTACAAGTAGGTGAAAAAAACACAAGTATTGCAAGTGTTTTTAGTAACATAGATCAAGTGTTAGATGACGATTATAGACACCCAATCCCAATGGGAATACCAGGTATTGACAGATTGTTAAAAGGTGGTTTAGCGAAGGGTGAAATCGGTGTTATATTAGCACCAACAGGAGTAGGTAAATCAACCCTATTGACGAAGATTGCAAACCACGCATTCAACATGGGAAACAATGTATTACAGATCTTTTTTGAAGATAATCCAAAGATTATTCAGAGAAAACATTACACACTTTGGACAAAGATTCACCCTGACGAATTGTCAGTAAAAAGAGATGAAGTTATCCAAAAAGTTAAAGAGATTGAGGATTCTATGACGAACAAATTAATTATGCAAAAGTTACCATCTGATACGGTAACAATGCTTCAAATTAAGAATCAAATTAGAAAAATGATCGCAGATGGTACTAAAATAGATATGGTATTATTGGATTATATTGATTGTGTTGTACCCGACAAAAATCTTGGTGACGAATGGAAATCTGAAGGTTCAGTGATGAGAGGTTTTGAATCAATGTGTCACGAACTTGATCTAGTTGGTTGGACTGCAACACAAGGAAACAGAAGTTCTATATCATCTGAAGTTGTAACAACAGATCAAATGGGGGGATCTATTAAGAAAGCACAAGTAGGACACGTAATTATTTCCGTAGCAAAAACTCTACAACAAAAGGAATTGAAATTGGCAACAATTGCGATTACAAAATCAAGAATTGGTGATGATGGTATCGTATTTGAAAACTGCAAATTTGATAATGGTATGTTGGAAATTGATACCGAAAGTTCTATGACATTCTTGGGTGTTGAGGAACAAAAAGAAGACAGACAACGTCAACGAGTAAAAGAGTTGATGGAAAAAAGAAAACAAAAAGAACAAAATAACTAAATTTATGAAAATGGAAAAAATTTTAACAGAAAATTCTGGTAGATTTGTTATCTTCCCAATTGAACACAACGATATTTGGGAATATTACAAACAACACCAAGCTGCCTTTTGGACGGCTGAGGAAGTAGATCTAACAAACGATATTCGTGATTGGGAAAAACTAACCGATAATGAGAAGTATTTCGTTAAGAATGTATTATCATTCTTTGCCGCATCCGATGGTATTGTTAATGAAAACTTGGCGGAAAATTTTTATCGTGAAGTACAATATCCTGAAGCAAAATTCTTCTACGGATTTCAGTTGGCGATGGAGAACATTCACTCATTGATGTATTCATTATTGATTGATACGTATATTGGAGATGCGAGAGAAAAAGACGAATGTTTTAACGCAATTGACCGATTACCTGCGGTACAGAAGAAAGCAAAATGGGCGTTGGATTGGATTGATAATGCATCGTTTCAGGAAAGATTGGTTGCGTTTGCAGCAGTTGAAGGAATATTCTTTTCAGGTTCATTCTGTTCTATCTTTTGGTTGAAGTCACGAGGAATTATGCAAGGTCTATGTAATGCTAACTCATTAATTTTTAAAGATGAAAACCTACATTGTGATTTCGCAATTCATTTGTTGAATAACCATTGTGAAAATAAACCATCTGAAAAAAGAATTAAAGAGATCTTATTGTCAGCGCTTGAGATTGAAAAAGAGTTCATTACTGAATCACTTCCAGTATCACTTATTGGAATGAACTCAAACTTGATGAAACAATACCTTGAATTTGTTGTTGATGGATTATTGGTTAAGTTCGGTTGTAAAAAACAATTCAACGTAGAACAACCATTTAAATTCATGGAACAAATTGCGGTTGAAACTAAAGGTAACTTCTTTGAATCAAGAACAATGGAATACCAAAAAGCAAAGTTGAACGAAACAATTACATTTACGGACGATTTCTAAAAAATATTAAAAAAATATGTCATTAAAAATTAATAAAAGAGGTGGGGATGCGGTAGCATTCAACCCACAAAAAATTTACAATCGTGTTAAACGATCATCAAAAGGTCTGAACGTAAACTCGGACGAGATATTCATTAAGGTTATTACTTCAGTACCAACTGAAGGTGAAATAACAACAAAAGAATTGGACAAACTTGTTTACGAGATTGCTGCGGCATATACTGGTAGTCATCACGATTACTCACGTTTAGCATCATCAGTTGCGATTTCATCATATCATAAAGAAACAAATGAAAGTTTTTCCGACACAATGAAATTGTTGTATAATGATGGTGTTGTTAATGAAAAATTGATTGA